AGTCATATCATTCTCCTTAGCTTACTTCGTGACCATAAATAAAGTGTGCGTCATCCCATCCAAAACTGTACCGCATGTATCCGCGATATTTGGCAACTAAATTGTAATCACTCGCTGGGTCTAGTGCGATCTCAGGCATTACACGCCAGAACCATAGTAAATGCGTATTCGCCATTTGCTTATTGAGCATAAACCAGTTATTAGCATCGCTCAAATATGGATCAACCACAACCTGCAAACCCTGCGCGTTCAAGAAATTAGCGTCATTGTCGGCGGTACCAGGTTTAGCCAACGCGTTAGTGATCTCGTACGCGGTCGCTTGCAATGCAGTAGGAACGTAAAGCGTATCATACACAACTGGCAGCGGATTACTGCGATCATCGTTCAAATCCTGTCCAGCAATCAAAGTCGCTACCACCGCATCGTAAGATAGAGCGGTAGAACCAGCATTACTCCAGACATTAGAATCAACTGAATTTAGTGGATGAGAAGCAGAGCATAACGCGACCGCATCACCGCCAACATAGCTGGCAGAGAACGCATTATTTAACACGCTTGACATATGCGTTGCAACAGTAGTGCCGAACGCAAAGCCTAAAGTTTGCGCCTTGCGTCTAATCAAGCCTTTCTTGTCATCGTCCCACAATTCACGCTCAATCGCTACCCCTTTCGCGTACTTTTTATGTGCAAATGTGGTCTCGTACAAGCTATTGAAGCTGTCATACTCAATCGCTCCAGGTGCGCCCTCTTCGTCAGCAGAGTTGTATTCCGGCACCAAATCAAACGCTCCAATTCCCTGTGAGTATTCCACAGATGAACTAGATGTCTCAATACCAAAATAAGGCATTAGTGGGGATTGTACCGATCTCATTTTCAAATCCCATTCTCGCCGTACAATCGGCAGTACAAAGCGAGGCCATTCTAAACTATTCATTGGTGTACCCATAATTCATTCTCCTTATGCACTAGGTCCGAGGTCGTATTCTGTAACAACGCAATCAACTTCAGTACCAGCAGAGTTGTTTACCCGATATACAGACAAAAACCCGCCGGTTGTATCGCCAACATCTAACCGCTGATCTGAATCGATGTCTTGTGATTTACTGGCAAAACCAGTTAAGCCCGAAGAGTCTGCATCAGCGGTGCCACGAATTACCATTCCAGGGGCTATCAAAGCAACTCGTATTGGGTCTGCCGCTGTAGCAGCCGCGCTCGTTGCCTCAGCCGCCAAGCCAATCATTGTTCCAGTACCATCAGTGCAAGTGTCCAGTTGTCCACTGGTCATAAATAGCAACGTGCCGACCTTAGTTTCTAGGTCAGTTGTTGCCTCCATTGTAATTATTTTGGGGACTCGATCTCCCCATAAATCATAGACGAACTTCCATGTATAAGCTGGTGCCGCCATAATCAATCTCCTTATTTATCTTTATATTTGGCGTATTCCTCAGGCGATAATCCAAAAGACTTAGCCATCTCAACTTCATCAGGTGTGAGGTCAACTCCCTGTGGAGCGCCTCCACCCACTTTACCAGCGCCGATATCATGCGGTGCTGGTTTGACTAACAGGCTTCTATTCTTAGACAACCAGTTTAGCTTTTGCTGCGTTGTAAGCTCATCCGGTATCAGGTCTCTCATCGCCTCCGGTATCTCAGCGATCTGCGCTGCTAATACCGAAATCAATGTCGCCTCGTAGGTATCTACCGTCTCAGCCTTAGGTCTCAACTCTGCCAACTCAGTTGCGCGCTGTTCTGCAAGTTCCTTGTAGCGTCCTTGCTCCTTTAGCTGCGCTTCCAGTTGCGATTGACGCTCTTTCTCTAGTGATTCTAGTTGGCTTTGCAAATCCTTATTAGCCTTCAGCAATTCATTGAATTTGCTGCGTGGTATATAATTATTGCTGTCCTTCTTGTCATCACTATCTGCGTCAGTAGAATCAATATCATTACTAACCAAATCCTGATCGTCTTTGTCAGTCATCTCATATTCTCCTATTACGATTTTTACAACCAACGGGTTGAGGGGGTTTATTAATCATACCGCCATCCCTATTACGATTTTTACAACCAACGGGTTGAGGTGTTACGGTACGCATATTAATCATATTAATCATATCATACATTTTATTATTAATCAATAGCAGCATTCTTCAATGCCTTCTCGATAATCTGCCTTCCGAATACATCGTCTTCGTGTTCTCCAACGAATCCAGCGAGTGGCGTCCCATCCTTGTAAGCCTTCCACTTGCCAGGCGACTTCATAAAGCTCATTTGCGCTTTTTGCCTGCTCTCAGGCAGCGATGCGAACCATTCTTCACCACTTTGCCATTTTACGAATTGCCTATTTCCTGGCGTGCTGTCAGCCTGCATCATGCTAGGGTATTGATTAGCGCCAGGTACCTGGTAAAATTCCGTGCAGCGCCCTCTGTAATGGTCGTCAACTCTCTCGCCTGGCGCGAGTGGCGTTCCATGTAAAGCAAGGCACGCCAAACACGTTTTATTGTCCAAGCTGGCAATCCTGATCTTGCCCGTAATATATTTACCGTTTATTTGCTCCATTGCAAGGCTAGTATCCCTGTAAGCTGTTAGTTGCAACGTGCGCATTAGCGTTTCGCTTGCGTGTACCGGCATATTCTCAATGATCTGCCTCATATGCCTTGCCACCACTGTTGGATTAGCGCCCTTCTCGATATCATGCAGGATCGTATCCCTGACAAGGTCAGCATATCCTTTACCGTACTTGTCCAGCTTTGCTATCCATGCTGGACTGTCCACATAATTTTTTACCTGGTCTATTGTGTTGACCGTATTCCATGCAACGCCACGCTCAGCCAATATTTGATTATACGTCCCCATCGCAGCAGGCGTTATTGGATTACCACCACTCGCCATGATGCGCTGGGATAACGTCAGGAATACCTTAGCAGTAATGCTAATAATTCCAAGACTAATTCCGCTCTGCTGAATGTAATTATCATTTGCAGCTATTAGTGATGACGTTGTCCCCATCAGGTTCTCGTATTCACGAATGGTCTGGTCAAGCGTTGCATTGTCCACCGTCATACGCTCTTCCTTGTCCTTCAGCCGTTCTGCTTCATCATCTAACTTCGCCAATTGCCGCTGCGCCTGTCCACCAGGATTAGTAGACAAGGTCTTTATCTGGTCAAGCATATCTCCAGCCGTTTGATTGAACGCCTTGTCTAACGCTTCGTTTGCGTATTCAGTAATAGTTTGCATTACACAACCGCCGGAACGTTACCAGCCGCTCCCGTCAACGCGTCCAGGTACATAGATTGCGCATTTTGCGCCTTGTCACCTTCTTCATCAATTTGTGATTGAGACAATCCCAACACCGCGCCAATTTGCTGCCTGATAAAATCATCGTTGAATAACCCCGGTGCGCGCTCCCTAATATCCAGAATAGAACTAATAACCTCTTGAGCGTTGATTATTTCAGCCGACTTCCAATTCACGTCAACGTAATCTATCACTGGAGCAACACCAAGATTATTATAATTATACGTGTTCTGCATTTGCGCAGTCAATTTGATAAGGTCTTGCACCGCGCCAATATTTTCATTTTGGAACCGGCTAACCTTACCAATCAATCCAATCTCCAGCTGCTTCAAGGCTTCACCGCTCAAATTGCCAGTCGTTGTAATTCCGTATATTGGCGTTTGCGATGTTTGACTAATATGCTTGGTTATCTCAGCAAGTTGGTTTGTGTATTGGCTTATATCGGTCGCGCTGAACTCGCCAACCCTAACCGCCTTCAAGAATTCAATCTGTTCCGACGTTAGGTCTGATATTGTATTACCGGACTCGTCTTGCAACACCATATTGATTACTGCACCTGGCGTGATACCCTCTTTGTCTAATTCCATCCCAATTGCCCAGGCGATCTTGAACGCGCTAAACTCAGATGACATTACCATGCTATGCAACGTTCTGTTTATCACGTCCTGCAATGGCAGTACAACACGAATCTCACTCTCTCCGTATCTCGTATAGTTGTCAGTTAAATTAGCGATATGCACAATTGGTATCCTACCCATTCGCCATGCAATCTGCGCAGCGTCCGGCTCAACATCTCCGCCATTCACAGAACCTCGCCAGTACGTTATTCTGTCAGGCTGATATACAACCATCTTCATCGTTATTGTAGACGCCGGATCGTCTTGTGCTAGGTCATTCGCTTCTGATTCACTCCACATTTTACAAGCCCACAGTGGCTGATCTTGCATTGGCGAATAGATTGACACAATCCCGCTAAACCCGTCATACGCAGGCTCAGATACCCAGCGAAGTGTCATCGGATCAACCATTACGTAGCTATCGCCATCCCGCACCGCAGCCCGATAGTATTCGCCTTGCTTGGTATTGAATTTATTGCGCTCCAGCATCTCACCAATATAATTATCAGCCGTCTCATCTGACGTAATCTCCGCAACGCGCAATCTTGATACCATTTTGTCAATTACTATCCTGCAATAATTGATGTTGAAATCTGTCAATGGATTGTCAGAAGATAATCTTAGCATCTTGCGCATCTGTTCTGTCAACGCGCTGTCATGCTCTCCCCTCTCATATCTCCGGTATCGTGCCACCCTATCTCCACGCGTAGCAATTCCCGAACGCCATGTATTCTGACCATCCACCTTAGTAAATAGTTCAGGATCTGTCTTATATAATACGCTGCTCAATAGTTTACTATTATCTGTCATTTATCACCTCGTGTAATTCGCGATCTTAGCTGCCGATTGTCCTACTGATATTTTCTTACGATTTGCGTAGTAACGTAACGCGTCGAGCGAATGGTCAAATTCTTTTACCGGTTCGTCCCGTTCTTCTTTCCAAACATAGCTTTCAAATTCATTTATCATATTAACACAACTTGGATCTACCGTCAGCCTCGGCATCCCATCGCCCTGCACCGCAAGCAATTCTTGAATATAAGCGATGCCGTCCAATACTCGCCCCTTCCCACCACTTACGTTCAATCCCGCTTTACGCAACGCAGCCATAAGCCCAGCCGCGGCGTCGTCTACCTTGAACATCTTGCGCTTGCCTTCATCCATCCTGACTGCCTGCGCAACAATCTCGCTATGTAGCTTGCCTGTCTTGTACCATTCCTCCATAACGTGATACCGCCCGTCAAAATCGTTGTATATCTTCAATATCACCGTTGGATTTGTGTATCCTTCATCAACACCAAATCCATAATCGACAAATTCGCTAACATCACGCTTCTTCACATGAATTGATTTGTCGAAATCGTATACAAGCCCTTCGAAGCTGATAAAATCCCCGTAAACTTCTTGCTGTAAAAATTTACCAGTATACGTTTTTAGAAGGCTATCTTTCCATTCCTGGCTTGTAAATGGATTGTCAAGCGTCGTCGCCTTGAATATGGTCATGTTGCTAGACTGCTCATATAACCAATTCCTGCGCCCTTTTGGCGTAGACGTTGTCCAACATTCTCCAAATTCACCATCCGCCCTCAATCTACCTATTACAATCTTCCAGGTCTCAGGATGCGTCAATCCCCCTTCATCAATCCAAGCCCAATTCAGGTTTGGACCTCGCAGCTTGTCAGGATCATCAGCCGATCTGAATAATATCTCGCCACCGCCCCGCATTATAGCGACCATATCGCCTTTCTTGAAATCTACAACGCCACCCCCCATCAATTCCCTAAACGTTCTCAACGTGCTATCTCGCATCATCCCATACGTAGGCGCGCATATCATGCCGAGCGTTCCTGGCTGTGCCTTCATTCCTGCTTTCAATGAACCAACGTAGGTTTTGCCGGAACCTATCCCAGCAATGAAACCAGTATAAGCGTCTGTGCTATTCAAGAAGTCGTATTGCGTTTGGTATAAATCAATCGGTATCGCTGACATTTTTTATTATAAATTGAATTGGCTCGCCTGTTGACGATATGTCAATATTCTCGCCGAATGTTTGCCGTCGTTTTTTACTCAACCACCATTTGGCAGTGCTAACATCCCCTTCACGAATTGCCTTTAGCACAATAGAAACCGCCATATCATCAATTCGCTCACATTCATCCTGATAAACTTCGCTCACCGTTGGCTTTGTATCAACATATTTTTTGGCAGTATTCCACGAACAGCCAACGCGCTCAGCTATGGTTGCTATAATCCCACCCGAACCAGGAATGGCTTTTATGAATTGCTGCACAGTATAAGTTGCCCTACTCATCCAACTTTCCCAATAAGCAAAATCTATCAATATACTTCATAATACCCATACTATACCACACTGTCTAATAACTCCGGCTCGCCGCCTGTAACATCTACCCGTAGATGACCATCGCGAGATGTGCGCACATATGGAGTATTGAACACACCTGTGGTAATTAGCGATTTATACATATCATTAGCCGAATACTTATTGCGCTTTGTATAAAGCGAGAACCAATATTCTATTTGCTCCAGCTCAGTCGACAATTCAATGCCCATTCTATAAGCAACGTGTTGGAACAGACTAGGTTTGCCCACCAGAATGTGACTTGTGTTTTGTCGCAATTTGTCATACCATGCTTTCGTCTCACGCGCAGATATATAGTATTCAGGGTTAATACTCCATCGATTTCTATATAAAGGCGTATAATTCTGATATTGAAGATTAGTGAAATTAAAATGTATCAATCGCGTATTCTGCACTACGCTGAGCATCCTAGCAACACGCCCAAAATACGCATGCCAATCATCTATTGACTCGTACCCTGAAATATGGAACAATCTCAACGCCACATTTTCTACCTTCGATTTCTGGAATACAGCATACAGCTCATCGTTACTAATTGGTTTTCCCATCCATGCTCGCGTAGTCTCCCCCGCGAATTCAATACCCATCCGCACCCACCCGCCGCGTACAGGTGTGTTTAAATAATCAACGGCTAACATGTCTCGCGTTTGCGAACCTATGTCTACTACATATTCATTACTGACTACCATCAAGTATACGCTATGTCGTTTGCATATCTCGCGAGCGCTCCTAATATTTCCTAGAGTATTCTCATTATGCTGGTGCATCCAAGACGTTGCACAAAACTTGCACTTGTTTTTACATCCTACACCACCCCAATAATAAGCCGAATTATTATGCTGCTGCACTATTGGAACTAACGACCAATCTATGTGAGTTGATGGTATTATAGATTCCCATTCTCTACCTGGAATATATGAATGTACACTATTCGCAATATCGGGCAATGATTCCAGCTTAGCAAAGTCGAATATCTCGCCCACCCAAACAATATCGCTATAAATGATAGCAGACCAAAAGAAAAAAGCATAGTGTCCACCAACTATTATAGGGAGAGATGTAGACTCTCGTAGTCTACGAAGACCCCGCATATCCATTACATCAGCCAACGAATACAGTACCGCATCAATATTGTCAGTTATTTCATCGCGTATATCATGACCGTAATGCTCGAGTACATACTTTATTACACCATATGTCATATACCGCGATTTCTTTTTTAGCTGTGGCATTGCATATATCATAACTTCTCAATCATCTCCAGCACTGCACCCCGTACGGTCTCTACAGATTTATCAATTAACATTTTGTGCATTATATGATCCCGATCGTCAATATCAAACATATGAGGCCCGATAACGATACGTATCTTTGTACCGTTAGCCATCTGGCTGCCGCCACCATCCCCCTCACTTTCAAATGGGATATATTCAATATTCCCCAACATTAATTCGCTTGTCTCAAATCCCCAATCCAGCAGGTCATCAATCTCAAAATTATTGGCAAGCAAATCGAAATCAAATTCACCCGTTGCGCCTTTATGCAAGTAAACCGTCAACTTCTTACGTTCATCTTCAGATAATTCCCTAGATGATACGCGCACATCTACTTCATAATCCGCGCCATGCTCAGCTTGCCACACCTTCAAGCGTTGATGACCGTTATAAACTTCGTTGTCTGGGCTTATTGCGATGGTCTCAATCTGTGCAAATTCATCAAGGCTTTGCGCTAATCGTTTTGCCTGATCTGCTTTGATTTGTCTTGGATTGATCTCCCATGGTATCAAATCCCCCAATCGTCTCTTCTCGTTTGTCCAGGTAATTTTATCTGCCATATCCCCATTATATCACATTAAATAAAAATATCCCCCTATTTTATTGTTATTTGTACATCGGCATTATCATTGCATATACTTCTGTCTCCCATTTATCATTCAGCTTGCCTCTAATCTCCATTGGTTTTAGTTCATCATAGAACGTCAACTTTACGCTGCCTTTCAAATCTTTGCAAGCATCCGCCAGGTATTTTGGATTGACATAAATCTCAAACGCTGGCTCATCGCCAATTTTCTGATCTCGAAGCTGCTTAATGTCAGGATAATTC